TTTGGTTAGATAAAGCCGGCTGGACCACCGACCCCCCTCCCGTCCACCCTATCGACAACCCCGTCGAGATCGTCCAAAACTATTATGACGAGGTCTTCCCTGGTATACGTACCAACTACGACAACCTTTACAATGACTACGAACTCGAACACAACGATCTTTCTTTTGCGATACCTGACTGTAAGGTTACCCCGTCTAAGGGCTTTCGAGGAGTCAAACGCTCACCTTACGAGGGGCTTGCTAGGTTGCCTAAACTCAAGACCGCTCAGCCTTGGGATCGTCCCTCTACCCAACGTCAGCTTCTCACAGCAGTCTTGAAACGCAACTGTAACGCACCCAACAATGCCTGCCCTCGATCTATCGACGATTTTCATTCGCGCATTTGGCCAAGGTTCAAAGAAGCTTATTGTATTCCCAGTACTGAAGCTCTCCTCAAAGACTTCAGAGAACAGCCGGTCTTCCTTAACCCTAATGACCTTTCTGACTTCGTCAATGACCTCAAAGAAGCCAAGCTAAGTTCGCTTGAAAAACCTGTTACAAACGGCTACTCTATTTCGAACACGCTCACTGCTGAAGAAATCAGTCTGTATGACCTCATGATAAAGCGTGACCCTAAAAACGTTTTGGACGCCACTAAGGACACCACTTATCAGGCTCTACAGGTCATAGCAGCCAGTAACCCTCGTGTTAACGCTTATTTTGGCGGCATGTTTCGCGAGCTATTCAGACGGTTTCGTTCTGTCCTCAAACCTAATGTTTATTGTCATCTTCGTAAGTCTATTGCTTCTCTTGAGGAGCACCTCAATCACTTCTTAGACAAAGACAAAGACTACTTCAAGCTCGAAATCGATGAAAGTAAATTCGACAAATCGCAATTGGAATTTATTTTTCAGGTCGAACAAATGTTCTGGGAAATGTTTGGACTTAACGGAGAATCCGCCGATATATGGGCTAAGGGTCATTCGTCTACGACGCTTCGCAGCTGGTTACATGGTTTTACTGTTCAAATCATGTTCCAACGCAAGTCCGGCGACGTCACTACTTGCTTCGGTAATACCATCATTAACATGATGGCTTTAGCCGACTGTTTCGACCTCAAAGACGCCGCCGCTATGTACTTCGTTGGTGACGACAGCTTTCTCTACCTCCTCTACGCCACTTCCACCGAGCAAGAGTGTTTAGATCTCATGTACGGCTGGAATTTCGAAGCTAAAGTTATCCGCAATAAAGGTGTCTATTTTTGCAGTTGTTTCATAGTTCACGACGGGTATAAGTTCCGCGTTATGCCCGACCCTCTTAAGCGGATAGAACGGTTGTCGAAACCTGTCCCCTTGTCTAATGTCGGTTTCCTCAATGAAATGTGGACCAGTTTCAAGGACCTGATGCACAATTACAGGAACGCTCCTGCGGTCGACGCCCTTTGTGAACATGTCAAGCTCCGCTATAAGACCGCTTCTACTTTACCTTTGGTCGCCGGTGCCTTCGTTGCCATCATGGATTCCTATGCCGTTTTTGAGTCGCTGTCCTTTCCTATAGAGGAGTTGCAGTCTATGGGTTCGCCCTTCGTAGTTAGCGACCCCATGAGACCTCGTGTGTTTATGGTCGGCGCTGCGCCTTGCTCTGGAAAGACCACCTACGCTGCTCTTCATCCCGGCGTTATCGTTGACTTCGACACTTTGCCCGAAGTCCGCGTCTTGTACGCTCGTTACACCGGTGAGCTCCGTAATACACCGTCCTTCGAGCAAGCATTGAAACGTATCGCATCCAATTGGCAACGTCGAGCTACTACCGACTCCGTTTTGCTAGTCCCTTGGACTAACGATCTTACGTTTACTGTCAAGGTCCCGAAAGACGTCTTCTACTCCCGATACCTCCAACGAAAAAATACCAACACCCTCGGCAAACGCGGCAACCAGTTCATTGAATGGTACGAAAACTCCCCTAAAAGTAAATTCAC